GATAGTATTGCCTTTGAAACAAACACAAATGGCTATGCATCATTAGCGCAACAAAAAATGTCAATTATGAATCCAACGATAATGCTTGAGTTTTTCTCGCCGTCATTGGATCCTGCTGACCCAAGAAAACATTTAGTATATTATGCAAACAAAGCAGATTACACTAAAATTTCTAGCGACGTACAAAGAACAATCTATACATTTATGAATTGTTGGTCGCCAAATCAAAACGTAGTACCTAATACAACTATCAAAGATTATACTGTAACAATTAAATCATTACAGAAATCTGATTATATTATTGAAAAAGTTTCAGATTCTCAATTGTTGGCAAATAATCCGCAAAATTCAATAGAAACTGGTTCATATCTATCGCCATTTATTCAAGAAGTTTATATTGTAAATGGTCAAAATGATTATGGTAAATATGTTAAGATGTACCCAACATATGAAGATGCGCTTGCTGACACAAATTCATTAACACCATTCTCTCTTGGCGCAAACTTCGGTTCCGATTTAGAAGGTAATGAATTATTTTATAATCCTGTTGTCTCAGGAACAACAGTAGCAAGCACATATACAAATCCATTATCAAGCGTTGGTGTTAAGAATCCATTCACAGGATTAATCAAAGATAATAATATTTCATTGGCAAGATTTTTCGATCCGTCAACAGATGTGTCATCTTCTTCGATAACAGTTAGAAATCATAATTTAGTTGATGGTTCTTGGGTAAGATTTAGAACAGATTTTAATGGAAATGCTCCATCTGGTTTGGTTGATAACACAACATATTATGTAAAAGTAATAAATGCAAACACTGTAAAATTATGTTCATCTTTTGCAAATTACAGTTCAAACACATATGTTACATTTACTGCATTCGCAACATCTGGCAAAACATGTTCTCTACAAACTGTACCGCAATCATTAAATTTTAATTCAATTAAAGATTTATCTTTTGATACTAGATTATATGTAAGTTCAATTGCAATCAGTACTATTGATACAATTACTGGTGGTATTACTTTTGCAACCCCACATACATTGTCTGGTTTAAGTAAAGTAGTATTCTCAACAACAGGAACTGTACCATCTGGACTGACAAATAATGCTGAGTATTATGTAATTTATGTTGATGATCTAGAAATTAAATTCGCCTCATCTCTAGAGAACGCATCAAGCAATATTCCAATTGTTCCTAAAACTGTTGGTTCTGGAACAGCTTCTATTATCGTAAAAGGTACTAATGGTAATTTGTTTCCAAACAATACAATCAAAGAACAACAATTCTTTACTCCTGGCCAATATACAAATTATTTAAATACTGGTGATAAGGTAACAATTAGAACACAAAGATCTTTAAGCACATTAATTGATAGTGGTCAAACAATGTTTGTTAAAGATTCTACAACAGGATCGAATGAATCATTTGGTCTGACAACAAGAACAAATTTAACAACAAGTAATTTTGGTTATTTGAAATTGTTATCTACTAATATGGATCCTGATACTGATATAATTACAGCTCCATATGGTCATGTGTTTTATACTGGTGATGAAATATCTTATAGTACTAGCGGAACATCGTTCGCACCAGCAGTTTCTACAGTGTATGTAATTAAAATAGATTCAACTACTTTCAAAATAGCTGCATCTTTTATTGATGCGATAAACAATAATCCTATCAATATTACTGCTAGAGGACTTGGTTCACAGTATTTTACAAGAACAGATTTTGATACAGCTTCTGAAATTGCTGAGATAATTCCATATTCAACTCAACCAAATTATGCTGCGACATTAAATCCAGGTGTAACAGGAACAGGTATTGAAGAATTTACAATCACATATGGATCAAATCTACAAACAGAAACAGGATATCTTGACCAAGTTGTGCTAACATCTCCAGGTCATTATAGAAAAGTTCCAACTGTTACAATTAAAACAGCTGGTCAGCGTTCAGGTTCTGGTGCTGACATATATCCAATAACAAATCAAGTAGGTTCGATTACTGGTTTTGAAATTATGGATGGTGGTGTTCACAATGTATCAAGAACATTATATGTTCCATATTCGTTTATGTCTGATACAATCAGTGGTACTTTTGTGCAGGGCGAAACAATTAAAGTTGGAACATCAGAAGTTGGAACATTACTGTCTAAAGAAGGACACTACTTTAAGATTAACTGGAATCAGGTAACACCAATTACTCTGGGCAACACAACTCCAGGAGTTGGCACTACAATTACTGGCGTAACATCTGGAGCAACAGCACTTGTTGGAAGAGCATTTACTATTGCTAGTATCGCAGTATCAGAAGGTACATCTGTTGTGACAACAGGCGATGAGCACCATATGGTAAATCAAGATATGGTTTACATAAGTGGGTTCTCACCAAATATTGCTGATGGTTACTACTATGCTTCTATTATGGGATCTAATAAATTTAGACTTTATACAGATAGAAGATTGTCAGTTCCTGTAACAGCTGCGCAGCCATCAGGTTATACTGCATATACAGCTGTTGGTCGTTCTGGTATGTTTACTGCTATTGCTTCTGCTGCTCCTTCTGCGATTACAGAATCTACAGAAAATGGATCAAGTAACAACTACGCAAGCGATAAAAACTTATTGAATACAACAACAAGATTGCAAGACTCTCATTATTACCAAGACTATTCGTATGTAATCAGAGGTGCTAACTCGCACGATAATTGGAAACCTTACTTCAATAAACTGGTTCATCCAGCTGGTTTTGCTGTATTTGGCGAGGTTGATTATTTTACAGTTAATTCGGGTGTAGAGAAACTTGGCAATACAGTTCTTAATGGAAGCACTATAAATAATACAAGTAATGCAATCATAACAGAGATGACGACCTAATATGGCACAGTATGCAATAATCAAACAAGAATCAAAGGCACAAAATGCAAAGGGATACTATTCCAGCATTGTTAGTGGTGCTAAAAAACTCTATTATTATTTTGGTAACCCAGTAGCTTGGTCAACATATCCAGGTGGAAGTTACAGCGATACAGCACCTCCAACACCAACAGATTCCCAACTTTGCGAGAAACAAATTTGGGATGGAATTATTGGCATGAAGAAAGTATCATCTTCTGATATAGTTTTCTCTTATAAAAGAAATGATTGGGTAAGCGGAAACTATTATGATATGTATAGAGACGATTATGATGGCACTGTTAATGGCGTAACAACAACAGGCGCATCTACATTACCTTTATCTTTATCTAAAACAAATAGTCTTGTTCTTGTATATGATAGTGGTTCATATAAACTGTATCGTTGCATAGATAATCGTAGCACAACAACTGGTTACGCAATCCCATCAACAACAAAACCAACATTCACAACAGACCAAATTCAAACATTGTCTGATGGATATCGCTGGAAATATTATGGCACATTAACAACAGCAGATGCTGAAGAATTTTTAACATCTTCTTATGCGCCAATTCCTTCGAATTTAATATCAACAAAAGTAGCTTCTGGGCAAGTAATTTCAATTGTTATGCTCAGTCGTGGTGCTGGTTATACATCAACACCAACTGTAACAGTCAAAGGCGATGGTACTGGTTTGATTCTTGGTACACCAGTTCTTTCTGCAGGTTCAATAGCATATATCCCAGTTACTACTGCTGGTTCTGGTTATACATATTTGACACTAACAATTAGTGGTGGTGGAACTCCAACAACTACAGCAACTGCTAGAGCAGTTGTTGCACCATATGGTGGGTTTGGTAACAATGTATCAAATGAAATCGATCCAAATTATTTGATCGCTAGAATTTCAAATATCAATACTGATGCATATTTCCCAACACGTGGTAATGCACCAACTGCATATGGCGCAACATCAGGAACATATGTTACTAATTTAACATATAGATCAGTAGGTTTATTGGAAGATCCACTACAATATAATTCAACTTCTGCTGCAACTGATACCTTACTTAAAAATTTTACTGAGTTTAGATATAATGCAGTAACAGGTACAGTAGCATATGGTGATAGATATACTTCACCAACAAGCGGATTGTCAAACGCAATCGGAACAGTTGTTGCTGAGAGACAAGATAATTCATATGTTGCTGATATTGTTACTATCAATGCAGCAACAGCAGTTAATGCATCAACCAAAGCAATTGCTGCTATTGGTCACGGATTAGTTACTGGAGATACAGTAAATTATTCAACAGGTGGTGGTACTACAATTGGTAATCTTACAAATGGCGCATCATATTTTGTAATTAAAGTTGATACTGATAATTTTAAATTGGCATCATCTTTGGCTAATGCGCAAGGTAATATTGCTATTTCAATTACTCCTGGAATTGGTTCTACTCATACATTTACGGACACAGTAGTTAAAGGATATGTTTCTTTTATCCGCTCAACCGAACAGTTAGTTGAACAATCACCATTAGTCGCTGGTAATTTATTAACAAAAACCGATTCATCTACAACAATGTATCTTGGTCCATATGCTACATTTAATTCAGCGTCTGGTTCTGTTGTAGTTATTGCTTCTGATACTATTGTTATCAATGCCCACCCATTCCTTACTGGCGACCAAGTATTATATACAAATGGTGGTGGAACAACAATCCCAACAACAGGTTCTACTCTTGTGAGTGGAAATACCTATTACATTATTCGTGTAACTGCAAACGAAATTAGATTAGCAACATCATATGCCAACGCAATCGCTAAAACAAACATCGATTTAACTGGTCTTGGCGTTGGTACACATACCCTTAAATATACAGGTTCGGATAGTGTTTCTTATCCAACAGTTCAAAAGTATACTGGTAATGTGGTGTTTGCTGAGTATAGAAATGCTGTTACAAGATCCACAGAAAAAGAAAAATTTAGATTTGTTCTAGAATTTTGATAAATAGAACATTACCACTGGAGAAAATTAAATGAATTTTAACGTATCGCCATATTACGACGATTATGATGAGGATAAGAAATTCCTGCGTGTCCTGTTCCGTCCTGGATATTCTGTTCAGGCACGTGAATTAACACAAGCGCAGACGATCTTACAAAAACAAGTCCAAAGACTTGGCGATTATGTATTTAAAAATAAGTCCAGAGTTATCCCTGGAGAGTTGAAACTCATTACAGCATACTCAATTAAACTAGAGCCACTAGAAATTGACAAATCATTTAATCTTGATACATTCATCCAAGCATTAGATAACATTACAATTACTGGTGAAACCACTGGCGTAAGAGCAACTCTAGTTTTGGGTGAGCCATCTACATCAGCTGGCGATCCCCCACTTTTCCACATCAAATATGTTTCACAAGGTTTTAACGGAGAAGAATATTTCTCACAAAATGAAGTATTAAAATTTGATGTAGTGGCAAGCGTTGTAACAACATCTACTGGTGGAACAAGCGAAACAGATCCAGTTGTAACAACAACAGATTATGTTTCTCCAACATATACAAATCCAAGAACTGGTGAAGTAATTACAGCTGCTTCTGGATCATATCGTGTAAGAATTCAAAACGTAAGCGATTATCAAAACGATTCTTATATCGCAAACATCACTACTGGTATTTTCTATGTCAATGGCGCATTCGTTAAAGTTGACTCACAAAGAATTTGTTTATCAAAATATACAAATACACCAACAACTGCAGTTGGTTTAGATATTGTTGACAACATTATAACTCCAGAGCAAGACACAACATTATTAGACAATTCAACTGGAACACCAAACTATACTGCTCCAGGTGCTCATCGCTACAGAGTTGTTTTAGTTCTTACGAAAAAAGACGTTGGCTATGCCAGCGAAAGTTTTATTGTTCTTTCTACATTAAGAAGAGGTATTTTACAATTCGAAGCGCAAGGATCAAGTCTTGCTGAATTGGAAAAAGTACTTGCTCGCAGAACATATGATACCAATGGTGATTATACTGTTCGCGATTTTGAAATTGAAATGCGTCAACATCGTAACTCAGACCAAGGTGTTTGGACAGGAACAACGGCATACGGTAAAGGCGATACAGTTTATTATGTAAGCCCATCTTCTGGTAAAACAAATTTCTACATCTGTTTAGATTCAGGTGTTTCTGGTACATCTGCCCCAACGCACGTTTCTGGTGCTGTTAGTGATGGTGGTGTTCGCTGGAGATTTACACCACAAGCCACATATAATTATGGTATCTATTCAGAGGATGAAGGTGGAGATACTGAAAAAATTGCATTTGGTTTAAAAAATGGTAAAGCATATATCAAAGGATTTGAATTTGCTGTAAATGGTGTTAGATATGTTGAAGCACCAAAAGCAAGATCATATAACAAAATTAAAAATACTGGTGTTCCAGTTTCTGTTGGTAACCTTATCGACGTAATTCCTTTTGGTGTTCCAGATATTGATGGTTTCCAAATTGTTGACTTATATTCAGTTGATACTCCACCAACTTCTGCACAAAATCAACCATATTTAACAGCATCAGCTGATAGTTCTGGTACTGTTGGTTCATGGGGATATATGTCAGCCAAATTGACATATGGTATTGTTGCGCATCAAACATCATCAACAGGTGTTAATGAATATACTGTTGCAAAAATTCTTGCGAACACAGTTACAACAACTGTATTTACTAACGATATGAACTGTTGGACAGATAATTCTGGTGCTAGTGCTGTCTCTGCTGCATATTTCCTACCAACATCTAAAATTGGTACTGCTCGTCTACGTTATGTAGAAGGTGCTCAGCCAATTGGTAATAGAGCAACTGCTAAAATATCTTTAATGGATGTGCAAATGGATCCAGGTAAAGATTTCCGTAAAGTTCGTGTTATTGGTACACCATTAAGCGTTGGTTCAACTTCTGCTGGTGGTGATCCACAGTGTTTCCGTGCTCTAGTAATCCCACAAACATATAACTCAACACAAGTTGGTACAGCTACAATCGCAACAAGTGGTAATAATGCTGCAACAATGACTGGTTTTGGTACTAAATGGCTTTCTTCAACCCAGTTAACTGCTGGTGATATGGTTTGGTTCCCAAATGTGCCATCTCAGTTCTTCTTTGTTCGCGATCTTCAAGGATCCGATAGAGGCGCATTAGTAACACGTTTCAGTACATATAATATTTCTGGTCCATTATATAGAGCAGATTGTGTATTCCAGAAACCTGAAGATGGTGATTCAATATTCGACATGCCTAAAAAAGATGTGTTGACTATTCGTGGTGGTGAAACTCTTCAAGAAAATAATACAACATATACAGCTCTGAAAAAGGCAGTTGTTACTGGTGGTTCCTCAGATGGAACATATGTTACATTAAATGTTTCTTCAGTTGAACCTGATCAAATTCGTATTACTGATGTTGCTTCTTATGTTGTTATTAACAACACAACTGGTGAGCAGGTTGTACCATACGATATTACATTAAACACATTGACAACAGCGTCAATTCGTTTAAATGCAGGAGCAAGTCGTACAAATAGTTTAGCGTATTTACAAAACGATTCTTACAGTGTGTTTATTCCAACACTAAAGCGTTTGACTAATGCTAAAGAGAAAGTTAAATCTCTTGTTTCTGCTTCTCAAGATATTACAATTCAGCAGAATATTGAATTAGATACAATTAAAATTAACAAAGCTGACGTATATCGTATTCTTAAAATTGAAATGTTCCCGAATGTTATTTTCGGTAATGATATTTCTGGTCAAATTACTGGAACTGGTGTTGATATTACAACAAACTATGAGTTTGACAATGGTCAACGTGATACTCACTATGATCTTGCACGATTAATCAAGAGTAAATCAGTGGCTTTCCCATCTGGTCCAATCCGTATTACTTATGAATATTTTGAACACAGTGGTGGTGACTACTTCTCAGCTGACTCATACCCAGATCTATTGTATGAAGAAATTCCAAACTACTTCAGTAAAGTTACTGGTAGAACAATAAGTTTACGCGATGTGCTTGATTATCGTCCACGTGTAAACGATGGTGGTACATTTGATGGTGGTACAGCTTCTTTAACTTCTTTACCGCAACAAAAATATGGTTTCCAATGTGACTTCGCTTACTATTTGCCACGCAAAGATAAAATTGTTTTAAACAAATCAGGACAGTTTGTTGTTATCCAAGGTGTGTCTTCAGAAAATCCACAATATCCAGAATTACCTGATGATGTTATGGAGTTATTCGAAGTTGAATACAAGCCATATACATACAAGGTAAATTCAAGCAACGTCTTTATCAAGCCAATCGATAACAAGCGTTACACAATGAAAGATATTGCTAAGTTAGAGAAACGTATTGCTAACTTGGAAGATGCTACCGTATTAAATTCATTAGAGCGTTCAACAGCAACCTTCTCAATTAAAGACCAAGATGGTTTAGATAGATTCAAGAATGGTTTCGTTGTTGATAACTTTACAGGACATAAAGTTGGTGACGTATCAAATGCTGACTACGAATGTTCAATTGATATTTTAGAAAACAATTTACGTCCAGCTTTCTACACAGTTGGTGTAGATATGGTTGAGGTTGCTCAATCTGTTGTTGAACGTAACACATATAATTATAGAATTCATCCAGGTAATATCGCAACTCTACCATACTATGCTGGACCAGAGTACTTCTATAAAAATAAAAATGAAATTCAAACAATTATTGACAAAGGTGCTAATGCAACTTCTGTAGAATTGTTCAGAAAAGAATCACTAATTCGTGAGAACAATGATCTTATCATTATGGAACAACCATATGCAACAGAATCTGTCCAAGTTACAGCTCTGTTAACTGGTTCTTCTTCTGGTACTGTTACACTATTCCCTTCTGGCGATACATGGGTTGAAACAGATATTCCTCAAGAACTTGTTATTAATGAAAATGGAACATACGACAGCGTTGCTGCTCAAGCGGATGCGCTTGGTATTGATTTTGGCACAATCTGGAATCAATGGCAAGTTACTGGTTTCGGTCGCCCAGTAACTACTGTTAGCAATAGTTCATGGAGAAGTGGTGCTGGTACATACTACTCATCTACTTCTGTTACAACTCAACAAGTTAGTGAGAGCGCAAAAGGTAAAACAACTTCATTAAATGAAAGTGTTGGACTTACACAAATTAATGGTCGCTTAACTGCTCGTCAATCACAGTCATATATTCGTTCACGTCCAGTAACATTCGTAGCGAATGGATTGAAGGGTGGTTCAAGAGTTTATGCATTCTGTGATACAACAAACGTAACTGATTATTGTACTCAAGCATCTAGACTATATCTTGCTGCTCGCGGATTTGATTACTCAGAAGTTCCATTTCAATTTGGTAAGTCAGCAACTGAACGAAATGTTTGGTTAACATTCAACACTGATGATGTGTTTTCTGGATCTACTTCTAACTATGAAAGAACATTTATTGGTTCTTTAGCAAACAGTGATTTTAATTATACTACTACATTTACTAGTGTGTTTAATGGAACTGTAATTCAACCATCAAGTATCGCACTGACAGGAACTAATACTGTTCTTGGTGATGTTGGTACAAACCTTATTCCTAAGAATTCTGAAGTTCAAGCATTCACAAAAGGTGAAGTAATTAAAGGAATGGTTTCTGGTGCAACTGCTATTGTTATTCTACATGAACAATCAACTTCTACACAAAATGGTAACGCAGATGGTTCTATTGATTGTTTACACGTTTTAAATATTCGTGGAACATTTAAAGCAGGTGAACAGATATCTGGTACAATTAAGCGTGACCAATTAAATGGTGGTGTATTAACATTAACATTGCGTGCATCTAGTCACTTTGAAGCACCATCCCCAGGTAATTTAATTACTTCTGGTACTGGTCGTGTTGCTGGTACATGGTTGATTACTAGTGGTCAAACAATCAACAATAAATCATCACCAAAATTCTTAACTGGTAAGAGAACATTCTCTTTACAAGATACTATAACAAATACAGCATCATCAGCTGGTATTGTAGATAGAACATGTTATGCTGATGCAGTTTATTCTGCTGTTGGTATTATTGATGCTGGTGGCGGTGGTGTGGTTGGCGTAAGAAATGCTTCTGTTGGTGTTGGCGACGTAACTCGCGATCGTTCATATACACAAACGCTGGCTTCTAGTACATCAACATCATATGTTCCAGATCCACCTCCTCCACAATCACAAGATCCGTTGGCGCAAACATTTATTGTTTCTTCAGCTGCATCTATGGCTGATGCAAGTCAAGGATCGTTTGTTACTGATGTTGAACTTTTCTTTGCCAATAAAGATCCAATCGCTCCAATCGCTGTTGAGATTCGCACTACGCAAAATGGTTACCCAACTACAACAACTCTACCATTCGGACAGAAATATCTGTACCCATCACAGATTCTTACATCTACAACTGGTACTGTTGGTACAAGAGTAAGGTTTGATGCGCCAGTATATGTTAAAGAAGGCGAAATGTATTGTGTTGTATTGTCAACATTAAGTCCAACATACTCAGTTTATACAGCTACGCTTGAGAAAACAGATATTAGTAACAACAAACTTGGAAAAGTATTAAAGAATCCTGCTACTGGATCTATGTTTAGATCGCAAAACTCTGCTACTTGGAGCGAATCATCGACCCAAGATTTGAAGATGGTTATCTATCGTGCTATCTTTAATACAACATCAAGCGGAACAACTGTTGATGCTTTAGGAACATCGGTTGGCGAAAGTTTCATCTATTTGAAACCAAAAGATATTAAACCATTATCCAATTCTGGTAGACAATCTAAGTTTACAAAATTGGCGTTAAATCCATTCCGTTGTACATTAGGTAAGAGCGAAATTATTGTTCGTCAACCAAACCATGGTATGATCGCTGGTGCTTATGTTACATATCAAAACGTAACTGGTTCTGAATCATTTGGTTTTAATAATACTTTGTTTAATACAGGCACTCATACTGAAACACAGTATGACATTAAAACAGCTGCATATGTTACAACTGGAACAATTGTAAAACACAAAGTATATAAAGTTTACAGCCATGATTTATACAGTATTAGATTATATGATACCAATGGTTCTGCTCGTTTAGCAACAGGATCTGGTCAGTTTGGTGGTGATCAAATGTATGCATCTATGAATGCGTTATATACAGTTCTTCACCCATCAGTAGCTATGATGAATTTGGAAGCAACTACTGTTACTGGTCAAATTAAAACAACATCAGGAAGAAGTCCAACTGGATCAGAAACTCCATTTACGAAAGACAATACTTGGAATGATATTATTCTTAATGATAATAATTACTTCCCAAGTCAACGTGTAATCTTAAACAAACAAAATGAAATTGATGTTTTAGACAGAGCAAATTCATTAGAGTTAAGACTACAGTTACAGACTAAGAGTAAATTCGTTTCTCCTATGGTTGATATTGATCGTGTTGTTCTTGCTGCCACACAAAACCGTATTGATGATCCAGTAACAACTAAGAGTCCGAATAGTAACTACTACTCAGCAACTGGTGGGTTTGATGGATCACAAATCTTCTTTTCAGAATATGAGAACAAGCAAGGTGGTGCGCAGATGGGTTATATTACTCGTAAACTGCAGTTTAAAAATACATCTAAGCTGTTAAAGATTCAGTTCGCTGCTTCTGTACCATCAAACATGGGTATTGATAAGTCAACTCCATCTATTACGTTGCCAATTAAAATCAAATCTGGATCACGTACTTCTGAGCACCCAGATGTGGTTACTCAACGTACTGCTATTACAACAACTTACGCAATCGGTACAACTACAATTGGTTTCCAATCAGTAACTGGTATTGTTGATGGTATGTATGTTTATGGTCCAGGTATCCAAACAGGAACACGTGTTAATGGTATCTCTGGAACAAACGTAACATTCGACAAAGCAATTAAAGTTATTATTCCTTCTTCATCGAGTGGTACTGTTTACTTCTTCACTGGCTTCGATATCTCTGGTCAGAATAAGACTCAACAAATTGACGTAGGCGATTATGTAACATATAATAACACTAGTGGAGCAGGAACACCAGTTCCTTCTAATACATATGTTGTTAAAGCACCTAAGAATACATACTTCACTAAGAAAGTTGGTACATATTCAAGTGGTGCTTTCGTTGAAGCAACAACAGCAGTTCCTGTTGCGTTGTTTAATGGTGTTCGAAGCGGTATTGACCCAACAACAAACACAATGACATTCTTCGTGGATGACTTGACAAACATTAAGCAAGGTATGTATTGTTACATTCTTAATTATGCTAACAATGATGCTACTTATGTTTGGGCACCAATGACAGTTCGTCGTGTTCTTCGTGTTAACACAGATGCTAAATCTATTACAGTTGAGAAGCTGTCACCTCTTGATGAAATTTCAACAATTGGTTACTCAAACTTCTTCTACTTTAACAGTAACAACTCTGTTATTACATTCTTCAACCCAACGATTGAGTTGAATCAAGCTGTAACAGCTGATGTTGTTCCAACATTGTCATCAAGAACTGCGACTAACTTGTTATCATTTACTACACCTCCAGCTTCTGAAGTTGAGGTATATGCTAAGATAACTAATGGTGGTAATGCTGTATCAACTTCTGCTCTACAGTTCCAGTCTAATGAATACAATGCTAGTACAAACCCATATGGTGTAGATAGCACAAATGATATTATCTACTTCCCGATTGCACATAACTTGAACACTGGTTCGGCTGTGTTGTATAATGCTCAGTCTAATGTCATTACCAACTTAAAATCTGGTACTGTATATTATGCTATCTTCGCTTCTACAACATCTATCAAACTAGCAACTTCATATACTGCTGCGGTTGAAACTGAAAAAGGAACTTCTGGCTATGCTGCGATTAATATCTCAGCAACTTCGGTTCAAGAGAATCATACTCTAACTGACGTAAACCAAAAGAATCAAGCATCTATTGAAGATAAATCATATTTCCGTATCTTACCAGATACTTCGATTGGTGGTGATAGCAGTACTTATGGTGGTATCTATCCTCTTGCTGTTGGTAAGGGACAGTTGACAACGACTGATGATCCATCTGAGTATATTGATCATTCGTTTACAGTTGATAACTTAGATCCGTTCAATACTGCTATTATTAAAATTACAATGAGATCTCGTAATCCTGCGTACGTACCAAAGATTAAAGATCTTCGTATTATTGCAACTGCATAATGGATAAGATTGTACCAACTGATGAACCACACCTGACAAAAAACCTTGCGACAGGTGTGGTGCTAAATAATGATGATAATGCGTATCAAGCATATCTTGTCCAGCGTTCTGTTAATGAGGCAAAACGTCAACAAGTAATGACATTGGAACAAGAAGTTGATTCGATGAAAGAAGATATCGCTGAGATCAAAAATCTACTTAGATACTTAATAGAGAAAAAATAAATGGCATTAGTTCAAACACTGTATATTGATCAGGGAGCCGACTTCCAAACTGGAATCACATTGTATGCTGACAATGGAATTACGCCATTGAATTTGACTGGGTATTCGTTTACATCCCAATTAAGAAAGTCTTTTGCTTCTTCAACTGCAACTACATTTACATGCACAATTCCACTTCCAGCTACTGGTCAAGTGGTATTATCTTTGAGCGCAGCACAAACAGGTGCATTAAAATCAGGAAGATATCTATATGATATTGAAATGGTTGATACATCTAATTTCAGAACCAGACCAGTTGAAGGTGTAATAATCGTATCACCGCAGATTACGCAAGTATAAATATTGGTTTGATAACTAGAAACCCAACACTGTAATTATACAAGGTTACAGAATTAATGTCAAATCAAAATGCCATCTGCCAAAGGTTCAAATAACAATAATAAATTGAATCAACCTGTAAAGGTTAAGGCATCATCACTTTCTGAAAACAAAGCAATATCCGCACAGGATATTCGCAATCAAGTTAAAAAAATTGTTGCTATGCCAGCAGAAGCTGTTCGAGCAGCAATGGCTCAAGCAGCTGTTGGCGCAGCAAAACTAAGTGTTGTTTACGACGCACTAAGTCATATCCTAAGTCTTATCGAATCTGGTCACGCAGTTGATAAGGCAACTCTCAAAACTACAAAGGCAGCTATTCAAACTGCCCATGCTAGTGACGCAATCTCCACTAAACGTCTTGGTAAAGTCTATCAACAAATCGTTACACTTAACGAAACAGTTGTTCGTGTTGTTAGTTACCACAAAACAAAGAACGAAGCACTTTCCTTATCTGATACCAGAACCAAGTCAATTGGTAAAGCAAGAGCAGATACATCACGTGGTACTGATGTTGCTACTAAGAGTGTTCAGAAAACTAAAAACGATACTGTCAAATTTGCTGAGAATTTTTCTAAAGTTGTTTCATTCAAAAGAACAACAGCTGAAACTATTTCGTTTTCGGATGTAAGAACATTTGCTTTTACAAAAGCGAAAGCAGACACCTCACGTGCTACTGAAACCTTTTCTAAACAGGCATCTAAAAACCCAGCAACGCAGACTGTCAGTTTCTCTGATTTAAAGAAAGTAAACTTCGGCAAAGTTGCCAGTGAAATCTTCAAAGCAAATGATAACAGAACATTGTTGTTGACAAAGAGAATTATTGATTTTGTTTCTGCCGTACATAGTGCTAATCTAAACTGGAACAACACATCTTCTAGATTAGACATTTCTCATATCGGTGATACATTCTCTAAGATTGTTTCCTTCGTAAGATCTGTTCCAGATACTACATCATTAGTTGAGAGTAGAAAGAAAACAGTAAGTAAGCCAAGAACAGAAACACCTCGTGCTACTGATTCTGTTTTAAGAGTTGCATCATATCATAAAGTATTCAGCGATAGTGAATCTACTATTGATACATTCCGCAAGGTTGTAACATTCAATAGACCTAAGAACGAAGCAATCTCATTAGCTGAGAATTTTAGCAAACTTGTTTCGTTTAACAGAACGAAGAATGATACAACATCGTTTACTGATGCAAAAGCAAAATATATTGGTAAAGGGACATTTGCTGAAACGAACAGAGCAGTTGATGCAGCAGCTAAAGCCATCCGTCCAAAGAAATCAGATACTGCTCGCACATCTGATTCATTCTCACGACTTGTTTCATTTAATAGATCTTTAAACTCAACAGCTACATCAACACACTCTATTGATGTTATTGCAACTGTTAAGTATTACAGAAGATCATTCTTTGATGTACCAAGAGCAACTGATACATTAACAAGAGCATGGGTTGCTAGAAGATCGCCAGCAGAAATACAAAAAGCAACTGATTTATTCAGTAAGGTTGTAACATTCAGAAGATTACCTGCTGATGTAGCAAAAGCACAAGAAGTATTCTTAAGAGTTGTTTCTTATAACAGAACTAAAGCTGACACATCAAGAGCAACAGATGTATTCAGTAAGGTATTAACAGCAAGAAGAAGATCAGCTGATATATCAAGAGCAGTTGATCAAATTACTGCGAAGTATTTTGCTAAGAAACTTGCTGATACTTTACAAGGTAATGATCGATTTTCTTTTGGGTTTACCCATCCAGAAGTTACACCTGGACACAACCCAACCAACATATCTAAAGTATACGATCAGTTTAGAAAACTTGTTTCCTTTATTCGTCAGTTCAATGACACTACTACGATAGCAGAGACATTCCCTAAAACAGTATCTAAAATTGCTGGTAGTGCCCAAAGTCGCTGGTACGATTTCAACGAAATATATGTATCTGTTGAATTGTGCCAGTACTATGGTTCTCAGTGGGTTGATTTTATACAGCCAGTTGACTCACCAGCAAAATATGTAACTAAAGTTGCGAACAAAACTTTAACATACTATAACAATTCTATTTGGGATGATTATAATGATTTAAGTTTCGCTAGAACACAAGAAACATCTGAGACAACACCAGTTGTATTTGATCAATATCAATATCTATCATACGCATCATCATATACTGATGATTCAGAAAGAGCATTAGCAGCTGATACCTTTGCGAAAACTGTAACTTACAGAAGATTACCAGCGGATACTGTTCCTGCTGCTGACACATTCCCTAAAACTATCTCAAGAACTGTTGGTGATTTTAAACCAAACGTATTTAATGACTTCAATGATCTATTCTATACGAATGAATTCTACAGCGATACTGGTGGTGTAAATGCAAAAGTATTAATTACTGTTGTTCCTCCATCTGTTCCCTCAGGAACTCCAACTTACGCTTTAGAGCTCTCTGATGGCGGTGTTAATTATACAGCTGGACAACCATTTACAATATTAACACAATATGGAAATTGTTCATTCTCAGTTGCTACAGTTACAGTCCCATTCGCAAGTGGCAGTATAGCATTAAACGGAACAAATCAATATTTAACTGTACCGAATAGTAATAATTTAAAGTTCAATTCAAATCCATTTACTATTGAGGCATGGATATATAGAACAGCAGATGGTGTAAATCAGACTATTCTTAGTAGAGGAAAAGCATTATTTGGCTCAACTGGATGGTCGCTTTATATTACTGCTTATACTTCTACTGTTACCTTTTCTGCAGGACCTGACCCCCTCGTTAGTACTGCAGTAGTGCCATTAAATACATGGACTCATATTGCTGTTGTAAGAGAAGGGACAGGAACAGACCAAACTAAATTATACATTAATGGCACACTTGATACAGTCTCAACGAATACTTATAATCTTGCCGAAACCGAATTAGTTCGTATAGGCGCATATGCTACTTCGACTGGTGTTGCAAACACTTTTTTTGCTGGTAATATAACCAATGTTCGACTTGTTAATGGTAGTGCTGTTTATACTAGTAGTTTCACTCCTCCTACTGCACCATTAACAGCTGTTACTAATACGCAATTATTACTGTTGGCATCTACTAGTGGCGCACTATTAACTGATAGTAGCGCAAATAATTTTACAGTAACAAATTTTAATTCTGCGCAATTTAGTAGTTCAACTCCGCTGATTTCACCCTCTGTTGCTGGTGCTATCACATCGCTTACTACACCAACAGGAACACCATCTAGAACAAATACACAAAGTGCATATTTTACTGACTTTGCTGATTTAACATTCGGAACAACAACTGACCAAGATTTAGTTCTGTATGATGCAAGAGTGTTTACTT